CGTGATATCACTGTAAACCGTGAATACGTAGCAAAGAAGGACACAATTGAGTACACAGTATTCGTCCGCTTTGGTATTCAGTGGGAAGAAGAGGATGCAATTGCATTCGCTGACGCTGCTTCAGAAGAGTAATCTGTAGACAGTACCTTTAATGGGGGGCGGGAGTTCACTCTCCTGTCCCCCTTAATACTTTAATGATATAATACAAACAAGGAGGATACAATGGAAAACAATAATTACAATCATCCGTTTTCAGCAGATAATGCAGAAGAGCAAGTCCATGTCGAAGCCCCAGTGGTAGAGGCACCAGTAGAGCATGTAGCAGAGCCAGTAGCAGAGCCAGTCGTAGAAGCACCAGTAGTTGAGGCACCAGTTGTCGAAGCACCTGCAGCAGAAGAACCAGTTCAAGCACTAGGATTTACAGAGACAGGCGCTATTGGATCAATGGCAGCAGACGGCGCTAAAGTAGAACCAAAGCCAGTAGCATTAAATCTTTCAGAAAAGGTAGCACTTCACTCAACAAAGAGCGTTCGTTGGGAAGAAGTTGGTGCAATCTCTAAGGGATACAATATTGTTACAAAGGCACAAGCAGAAAAGTGGCTAACTCGAAGCCATGTTCGCATCGCTTCACCTGAAGAAGTGCAGAAGGCTTTCGGATAATTAAAGATGGAGATATTGAGAGTTTCGCCATATGCAGAAATACCTGTTAATTTTGTCATTCCTGCGGGGATAACAAATTCAGACATAACTGTCACTATAACAGATATGGCGGATCTTTCAGTATCCACATCTACGTTTTCTGAATCTTCTTCAGGAGAAGTTTTACAAATTTCATTACCAGGAAAATATGATTCAACTTATAGAGTTGAAATTGTTGCAGATCTAGGAACATCAGATGAAGAAATTTTACAGGACGAAACATATGAGATATTTAGGCCATATGTTGATCCTGCAACAAAAGCATCAACGGCAAGTGACATAGCATCATATGCATTAAATGAAGAAATCGCAAGAGCAATTATTGACTCAATAGTTCCAGATGGATTCTATTACAGAAAAAAGGTTTTAAATTTTACAGGAACTGGATCAGATTACCTACCTATCTGGGATGATGTAAAAAAGGTTTTATCAGTATACGAAAATAACAAGTTGGTAGAGGACAGGCAGTTTGAGGTAACACCAGACAGGACAGCAATTGTTGAAAAGTCTACAGACAATATTAATCGTGCAGAGTCCGCACCACTGGTTTTGCCAGCAGCATCCTCAGATTCTTTAGACCCACAATTTGTGTACAGAGGTTTTGGAATTACTTGGGACTACAGGATTACAGTAGAGCATGGATATACAACAGTGCCATCGGACATTGTTAGAGCAACAGAGATGCTAATTCATGACATTGAGTGTGGAAAGTTAGACTACTACAAGAGATTTATTTCTTCTTACAATACAGATCAGTTTAGAATTCAGTTTGACAAGGGTCTTTTCGAAGGAACAGGAAACATAATCGTAGACAAAATACTTTCTAAGTATGTTAAGTCTATTACAAAAATTGGGGTGTTGTAATGACAGTTTGCGAAACACCAGATTTTATGTTCCCAATGCAGGCCTCTGTATATCATCCTATAGTTGAACAAGGTCAGTATGGTGCAATAAAAAAGCAATGGGTTCTCGATAGAATATTTGCATGCAGTTTTACATCTGGAGGATCAGCATTTAAAGAAGACGTAAAGCCAAATGTAAACATAACTCAGCACTCTCTTCTTGTGGGCAGAGCAAAGTCTGACATAAGAATTTCATCTCTTGATAACAAAAATGCATTAACGAACATACTTATTACAGATATTAAAGACCAAGAGGGAAATTTAATTTATATGGAAACTTCTGGACCAAGGTCTGGAAGAGGAACTCTATTTGAAATAGCAACATACGAACCTTTTACAGGACCATTTGGAACAGTAGAGTCTTATAAGATTGTTATTAGAAGATCAGAAAATCAAACAGGTGATGTATGAGAGCCGTATTTAATTCTAATCAGTTTAAAAAAGAAATGAACAATATAGTAAAATATTCAGTTGGCTTTTTAGAGGGAGTTCAAAAAGGGAAAACAGAATTTTTAAAGGTTGTAGGATTGGAAACGGTAGAGTTGATGAAAGAGTTTATAGACTCTAATGCAAGAGTTAATCCAGACATGCTACATCATATTTATGAATGGAATCAGACTGGAAGTCCAAACGCAAGACTTTACAACATATCTTATACAACAAGCAATCTAGGTTTATCCTTTAGGTCTTCTTTTAGTCAGTCAACGTCAATCAAAAATGGTTCAAGAACTCCATTTTACGATAAGGCAAGAATTATGGAGCAAGGTATTCCAATTACTATTAGACCAAAAAATGCACAGGTTTTAGCATTTGAACAAAATGGAGAAACAGTATTTACAAAAGGTCCAGTAAGAATTGATAACCCTGGAGGATCCCAGGTAGAGGGTGGTTTTGAAAAAGTGTTTGACATGTTTTTTAATAGATATTTTTCACAAGCATTTTTAAGAGTTAGTGGAATTGCAAAATATCTTGAAAATCCACAAGTGTATAAAAAAGATATGAATGCTGGCAAGTCTCTTGGCAGATCCAAGGGCGTATCAACTGGATACAGATGGATTGCTAATGCTGGAGTAGGTGCATAATGGCTGCAGTAATTCATCATCCACCAACCATTATTAATAAGTATCTTGCAGCAAAAATAGACCTAGAAGATTTTGGTCCAGGAACAACATACTTTTTCCCAACATTGCCAACAGATATTGAGAATTTAACCACAACATTTCCACAGAGCAATGAGGTTTTTGCAGTATATGACAGAATGTTTAAGATGCGAAGAATGCCTTTTCCATACATAAAGTGCGAACAATTGCTTTACTACTTTTATGCAGTAGGCGAAAATGCAACGGCAAAGATGGTTGTAACACAGCAGAGAATAAGCGACCTTTTGGACAACGGAGATGATTCGGCAAAAGAACTTAATGAATGGGCAGCAGAAAATGAAGGGCTATGGTCTGAAGAGTCTAAGCCAGTATTTTTCCACAACTTTAAAATATACCAACTAGAAGAAACCAGAGATATCGTAGACTTTGGCACAGCCCGTACGTATGCGGGGAATAAGATAATCATAGACTACGATTGGCACCCAGTAAACCCATAATAAACGGGTAGTATAATTAAAGCGAGGAAACAACCCCCTTTTAATAAAATGAAAGAGGTGAGAATATATGGCATACAGCCGTGGTTCAAGTAGCAATATCATCGTAGGTGCAGCAGCACTATTTACGCATGACGCAGGCCCAATCGGATACGTAGCACAAACTGGAGCGATTACTGATACTCAAGCAGCAACAGATCTTCCAACGTTTACAGCATCCGCAACTTCCTACAGAGACACATTGTCTAACGACAATTCGTTTACAAACGTAGGATACACATCAAATGGTTTGGAACTCGCATTCCAGCCAGATTTTGGTGAAGTAGCAGTAGATCAACTTCTTGACGTTGCTCGTTTATTCAAGCAAGGTATGACAGTTAATCTAAACACCGCTTTTGCAGAGGCAACACTAGAAAACCTTCTAGTAGCAATTGCAGGAGACGATGCAGACCTAACAACAGATGCTGGAGTTTCAACACTCAAGATGTCTGCTGGTGACATTGGTGACGTTCCACTAGAGCGTGGTCTTGTTGCAGTAGGTCCAGGTTCTGGTTCTAATCTAGATCCAAAGGAAAGAATTTATGTTGCATACCGTGCACTCTCAATTGAGAATGTTACAGTAGCAGCAAAGCGTGATGAGGCTTCAATGTTTGAAGTATCATTCCGTCTTCTTCCAAATGATAACGCATCATACGGTAAGATCGTAGATCGTTCACTAGAAGCATAATACAACTTAATATACGAGAGGCTCAATCCTTCTGGGTTGGGCCTTTCTGTTTGGTATACTTGTATAATGGCAACAAGCATTTATGATAAGAAACAGTTTAGTTTAGTAGACGGAACTGTTATTTCTGCTGCCCCACTTAAAATAAAATATCTTAGAGAATTTTTAGATGAGTTTGACAAAATTAAAAATGCCAAAACAGATGATGAATCAATATCTGTTTTAGTTAACTGTGCACTAGTTTCAATGCAACAGTATGCCCCTCACATAAAGACAGTTGATGACCTGGAAGATAAGTTGGACCTTCCTACAATTTACGAAGTTATAGATATCGCAGCAGGTATTAAGATTAATGAAAAATCTGAAGATACCGTTAAGTCACAGGCAGTAGATAGCGGTTCTTCATGGGAAAACTTAGACCTAGCAAAACTAGAGGCAGAGGCATTTCTTATAGGAATATGGAAGGATTATGAAGACCTAGAACAGTCCTTGTCTATGGCAGAACTAACAGCAACAATTAAAATAAAAAGAGAGTTAGATTATACAGATAAAAAGTTTGCTGCTGCTATGCAGGGTGTAGACTTAGATAAGAACTCTGGGAATCAAAACGCCTGGGAAGATATGAAGGCAAGAGTATTTAGTAAGGGTAAGGCAACAGATGGTAACGATATTCTTGCGCTACAGGGAAAGAATGCAGAAAAGGCTGGATTTGGTATTGGCATGGGACTTGACTACGAATCATATTAGTAGTAAAAAATAAGCCTGCGCTATGGTATAATTGACTAAACCTTATAAGGAGGAATAAATGGCAACCGCCACTGAAGAAAAGACAGTAACGCTAATCGACGGTACAAAGATCAAGGTAAGACCACTTAAGATTTCTCTACTTCGTCCATTTATGAAGAAGTTTGAAGATATCGCAAAGGTAGCAGAAGATAACGAAAAGTCAATGGATCTGCTTATTGACTGTGTTCAAATTGCAATGAAACAATACAAGCCAGAGTTGGCAGAAGACAAGGAAGCCCTAGAAGAAAATCTAGACCTTCCTACAGTATACAAGATCGTTGAAGAGGCATCTGGAATTAGACTTTCAGACGCTTCACTACTTGGCAATCTTGTAAATAACTAAATAAGAGGTGTTAATGGATGGCTGATGTTCAATCCAATATTCATGTAAATATTGATACGTCGGATGCTTTAGCAAGTCTAAAACTTCTGCAACGTCAAATATCAGCCTTCCATACACAAATGGCAAAGTCTGGTACTGCAGCAAATGCAGTAGCAGCAAATCAAGCGCAGAACTTGATGAACAGCATCAATGCTACTGGCAAGTTCCAAGCATCGATGCGATCAGTAAAAACAAGCACAGAGTCTTTTACAGACGCTTTAGAAAAAAACAAACTAACATCACGAGAATATTTTAGATATACTGGCGCAGCCACAAAATCTTTTGGAAGATTATTTAAGTCTGAATTTGAAACAATAAACAAGGTAGCACGTGAACGTGTAAAGGATATCCAGACTCAGTATATTAAGTTGGGTCGTGGCGCAAACGGCGCTATGCAGGCAATTGCCGTAAGGCCACTTGCACTAGACATGAAGAATCTTAGCACACAAACTGCCATCGCAGCACAGAAGCAACAACTTTTAAATCAGTTGCTAAAGCAAGGTTCTACAAATCTATTAAACTTTGGTAAAAATACACAGTGGGCTGGTCGTCAGTTGATGGTTGGCTTTACAGTACCGCTTGCAATGCTCGGAACTGCAGCAGCAAAAACTTTCATGGCAATGGAAGAGCAGGCTATTAGATTTAAACGTGTTTACGGAGACATGTTTACAACAAAAGAGCAAACAGATGAGATGATTGACCAGATACAGACTCTGGCTAAAGAATACACAAAGTATGGCGTTGCGGTAGAAGAAACAATGAAGATGGCTGCAGATGCTGCAGCAATGGGTAAGGTTGGTTCAGAGTTAACTGCACAGGTTGCAGAAGCAACCAGACTTGCCGTACTTGGTGGGGTTGAGCAAGAGCAAGCACTAGAGACAACTATTTCCGTAACCAATGCATTTGGTGTTGCAGCAGAAGATTTAGCAAAGAAAATTGACTTCCTTAACGCAGTTGAAAACCAGACTGTTGTTTCTATTGAAGACTTAACAATTGCAATTCCAAAGGCTGGACCAGTTGTTCAGCAACTTGGTGGAGACGTAGAAGATCTTGCATTTTTCCTAACAGCAATGAAGGAAGGTGGAATCAATGCATCAGAAGGCGCTAACGCACTTAAGTCTGGTCTTGCTTCTTTAATTAATCCATCTGAAAAGGCATCAAAGTTTTTAGCAGGTCTTGGAATAAATATCAAGGGAATTGTAGAAGCAAACAAGGGAGATGTTAAGTCAACCGTTATTGACTTTTCAAAAGCACTAGACACTTTAGATCCTCTTAACCGTGCAAGAGCAATTGAGCAACTATTTGGTAAGTTCCAGTTCTCTCGTTTATCTACACTATTTCAAAACGTAACAGCAGAGGGTACCCAGGCATCAAGAGTTCTAGAACTTACAAAAAATACAACAGAAGAATTAGCAATCTTGTCTGAGCGAGAATTAGGAAAGATTGAAGAAACAACTACATACAAGTTTAAGAAAGCACTTGAAGACTTAAAGGTAACTCTTATTCCAGTAGGAGAGCAGTTCTTAAAAGCATTAACTCCGATTGTTGAGTTTGCTGCAAAAATATTAGATAAGTTTAATGACCTTGGTGACGGCAGCAAAAGATTTATAACTATTATGACAGTAGCACTTGGAGCAATTGGTCCTATTGCTCTTATGTCTTTTGGTCTACTTGCTAACGGTATTGCAAACATAATTAAACTATTTGCAACATTAAGAGGTGGATTTCAACAAGCAGGATCTTCCACACAGATACTTGGAGAGCAGACAAATTATTTAACCAAAGAGCAACTTGAGGCATCTGCTGTAGCAGCATCACTAGATCAGGTTCATCAAAGACTTAAGCAAACATTTACATCTGAAGCATCAGCAATCAATGCTCTAACCGCAGCATACCAAAGAGCAATGGCTGCACAAAGATCATTTGGAATGCCAGGCACAGCACGTCCTGGAGTTGCACCAAAGAAGTTTGCAGAGGGTGGAATTATCTCTGGCCCTGGAGGTCCTAAGTCTGACTCAGTTCCAATCATGGCATCTAATGGAGAGGCTATAATTTCTGCAGAAGTCGTTGATAAATACCCTGGTTTAGTACAAGGACTTATATCAGGAAAAATTCCTGGGTTCAAGAAGGCTGGAATTGTTGGCCAAAGTCAACAGCCAATGGCAAAGGGTTTTGGAAATGCAACAATATTTTTGCCAGAAAGCATCAATACTGCTATGGGTGGTTCTGGTGCTGGTGCAGCAACTGGAGATGTAACTGGATACTTAAAGGGTGCAGGACGTGCAGCAATGGCACCTTTAATGGCAGCCCTTGCACGAGAGATGGGTATTGGACTAAACAATCCAAAGTACATAGAAGATTTTAGAAGACTTGGGGATCAACTTGTTGTTAATGCAACAAACGCACTAGAGCAATCTGGTAGAAAGTTTGTTACTGACAGCGATTTTGAGGAAATAGTTGTTCCAGCAATGAGAAGAGCAGCAACAGAGGTTACAGTTGCTGGCAGACAGGTCGGTACAGCATTTGATAATGCAGCAACACAGATAAGAACCGTTGGACCAGTAGGAGTTGGTTCTGGTTCTTCTGGTGGTCAAGGAAGAACTGGTCTTGCAGGATCATATAGAAATATGCGAAAGTCTTCACAAACATTTGCATCAAATGAAAATCCAGCATATTTCCAGAAAAAGATGAGATTTTCAAAAAGAAGAAATAAAGAAGTTCCATCTTTTCAAACACTAAATCCAGCATTACAAAAGTTTGAAGTTGCAACAATGTCACACATAACACGTTCTGTTACTATGTCTGTTAATAGTTTGATTGAAAAGGTTAAACCCTACCTTGGAGATCAATCAGCAAGAATTGTAAAGGCAGTAACAAAGTCTACTGTAGACGGAATGAAGGTTGCTACAAAGGTTGCATCCCCATCAAAGGAAACTCAGAGAGTTGGAGCAGATATTGGTCGTGGAGCAGTTATTGGTATTCAATCATACGTCGATGATGCATCTGCTGCTGGCAAGCAATTAGGTGCAGCAACTGTACGTGGATCACAGTCAATGGCTGCAGCGTCAAGAACTGCTTTATATGGGTCAGGACCAATTGATGCTAGTCAAAAATCACTAAGAAGGCAATTACAGTTGCAGCAAAAGAGAAGTGCTCTTGCTCAAAAGTCTGCATACCCAGCATCAGTAATTACAGCAGGAACAGCAGAATCTGCTAAGAAACAAACCCTTTCTTCAAGAATGTCTGCGTACTCACAAAAACTAAAGGACAGAAGAGAAGAAAGAAGACAGTCTGGCAGAGGCATGGGCGCAGGCGGAAAGATGATGGCTGCTTCTGGAGTAATGATGGCTGCCTCAATGGTGCCAGGACAAGTTGGAGATACTGCTCAAAAACTAATGATGCCAATGATGGCTCTTTCTATGATCATGCCACTACTAACAAGTAAAATGGGTATCGCTGCAGTTGCTATTGGAGCAATAGTTGGAACAATCTATATGTTTAATGAAAGCATAAAGAAGGCAAGAACCGAAGGTATAGAACTTGCAAAGTCAATGTCTATGGGTGCTGAAAAGATTAAAGCACTTTCTATGGTTACAGGCAAGGTAAGTGCAACTGAGGCAGCAAGAAGAAGAAGAGAGAATATTGTATCTGGCTCATCAGAGGGACAAAGACGTTCTGGTCAAACTATTTTGGATAGTGATTTTGGTAAAACTCTTATGTCCGATATCGATAAGCAAGCAAAGGCTGGTATTGACCCCCAGGCAATTGGAAAAAACATTTCTACAAATCTTGCTCAGGCAGTAATGCAAGGAGTCATATCAACAGACCAAGCAAAGAGTATCGCATCAGCACTTGGAGAGCAGTTAGGTGATTACACAATTCCAGCAGAGATTACTGGAAACTTAGTACAACTTTTGGGACCAAACGGAGAAAACCTTTTGATTGACCCTCTTTCTGTAGCGCTAAAGGTAAACGCAGAGTCTATGAATAATGTTAAGAATGCTTTTGATCAGGCATTAACTGGAGCAAACATTTCAGCAGTAAAAGAGTCAATGCCTTGGTGGAAAAAAGCATTAGATTTTGTTCCAAGCATAATGCCAGCAAGACTTCTATCAGGAAAAGATGAGAATGGTGTTGCTCGCACCAATGCATTTGAGGCCAATGAAGTTGCAAAGCGTAACACAAAACTAGATGCAGCAGCAGTTCAAATGGGAGTAGAGGCAGTTCAGTTAAACCAGGCAAATGTAGACTCACTAAACAAACAGTACGCCATAAAAATACAAAATGCAAAAACAGACAAAGAGGCATTAGCGCTTGAAGACGAAAGAAAGAGAAAGGTCGATGAGTTAAATCAAATAAACAAGACTAGATTGGCTGAAATAAGAACATTGTCTCAGGGCTTGTCTGGAGATCAATTTACAAAAGCAATAAATGCATCAGTTGATTTAGCCTATAAAGATTCTTCTGATGCAGTTAAAACTTTTGTTCAGCAGGCAAAAGATCAACTTGGGCAACTTGCAGACAGCCCATTTAAAACAAACCTTCAATTAGGTTTTGCTTCAAAAGATTTAAGTGCCATGACAATCATAAGGCTTTTACAGGCAGGAACAGAAGATAAATATCTTGAAGGTAGATTTAATCTTTTGGTAGAAGAGCAAGGCTTTGCAAATGCAGACACCATATTCCAACTACTTTCAAAAACAGGAGCAAAATCACCAGAAATAAGTGTCTTGTTAAATTACGTAAACCAGAATAAAGAATCATTTGATACTGATCTAGCAGCAATTCAGGCTCTATCTGGTTTTAGAGATCAGTACGGAATTACATTAAACTTAAAAACAAATGGAGTAAAGCAGATGCAGGTCGCAACTGCAGCCCTTGCAGCAATTGCTCCACTACCAGAAAAGTTAGACTTTGCACTTATTACAAGACTTGCAGGAGAAAATCCAGCAGTATTTGCTGGAGTCAAGCAAGACTGGGCAGCACTTTCTGAGGGTAAGGACACAATAAACAAAAACTTAGTTGTTAACTATTTAGTTGGTAAGGGCGATCCAAATGTTATAGCAGCAGCAAATAATGAGTTTGCAGGAAAGGGATTAACTCAAAGTGCAGGCGTTGCAACATACATAGCAAAAGGATTTGTAAATCCAACTCCTACAAGAATACCAAAGCCTGTTGATGATGGGGGCAAGACTGGTCCAGATGCTTCTGCACTTGATGACCTAGTTAAAAGACTTAGAGATGTAAGAATGAACCAGATTAAGGTTACAGAGGGCTGGAGTGCATCACAAAGAGCGCTAAATAAGTTGTTTGGTGGCGCTAAAACAATTGAGGTGTTTAGTGGTATTGAAAATGATATGAGAAAATTAGGAGCAGGAGAAGACCTAATTGATATCATAACTGGAATGGATCCTAAAGAATATGAAAAAAGAAAAAATTCTTTATTTGAGTTTGACAAAAAGGGTAATATAACAAAGATTAAAGACAATCTTAGGAGCATAGGAGATGCCATAGCATCTGTCAAACTTGGAGAGTTTGTAAGTGAGCAGCAGAGGATGTCTAGGCAGATAGGTGACCAAACAACTGCCCTAACAAGGTTAAAGGCTGCTGGCATTGAGGGTTCTGTTGCTTTAGAAGCAGTTTCAGATGCTACTTTTGCCGCAGCAATTGCAAATAAAAAATTATCTGATAAGCAGATCAAGCAAATAGCAAAAACATGGAAAGAAGCAACAAAGAACAAAAAGAATTATGCTGCTGTTCAAACGATTGAAAATGAAAAAACTACACTGGAAGAAAGAGCAAAACTTCTTACAAGAATAACAAGCATTATGGGAATTCTTAATCAGCAAGAAGTTGATGCAGTATTATCAAATGACGCACTTGCATCATCTCTTACAAACTTAGCGAACTTAAAACCAGGAGACAAAGATTTTGATAATTTCTTAGACTTAATTCAGAAAGTATTAAACAAAAACAGAATTGAACTAAAAATTAAGAAGTTAACAATTGATGGACTGCAGCAAATATTTGATGATGGGTTTAATGCTGCTATGGATCAAGCAGATGTAAAAGAAAAAACACTTCAGTTAACGTTTGAAGCGGAAACAAGAAGTCTGCAAAATAGTATTGACTTGGCCCAAGATGAAATTGATGGATATCAATACAGTATTGATGATCAAGAAGCAATGCTTCGTGGAATTGAAAAGCAAGAGAAAAAAATTAATGATAGATATGATGAAAGAATTAAGGCATTAGATGAGGTTGAAAAAGCAAATGCATCAATTTCACAGCAACAAAAAAATCAACTCACATTAGCAGAAGCCTTAACATCTGGAGACATTGCTGCAGCAGCCCGTGCTGCTCAAGAAATGAGAGCACAAGAAGCAGCCAATGCAGTAACAAAACAAAAAGAAGCACTAGAAAAGTCTAGAGAGTACGAACTTTCAAAAGTAAGACAAGACGGAAAAAGCAGAGAAGATCTTGAAAACGAAATTGAGAGACTTCAAGATTTAATTTATGCAAAAGAAGAAAAAATAGAAAAAGATCAAGATGATATCAGAAAAAAAGAGATAGCGTTAAGAGAGGCAATAAAGCCAATCGATGTTGAAAGAGCCCGTTGGGAACAACTACAAAATGATATCGATGTTACAAGAACTAATAATGCTAAGTTCTTAAAATTAATGGCTGATGCACAGGCAGTTGTTGAAGATCTAAAAAATAAGTATAGAGCATTACAGCCAGACACTGATGCAATTGTTGCAGCGGGTTCAGCAGTTGCAGAAGGAGTTGTTTCAGAAGGAGTAGTTCCAGATGGAACAGTAAACACTACTACGCTTGAGGGAATATTAAAAGCAAGCGGTCAAGATGGTTCGACAGCAGTAACAAATAGTAGTTCAACAGGTGCTCCAGCAGAGGGTTCAACAGTTGGCTCAACAAAAGGCTCTTCTAGTGGATCTTCTACGGTAGGCTTTAAAGAAACCACTCCAGAACCATATAAGAATACTTGGATGACAATTAATGATCCAACAGCAAGAGCGCATGTTAAAAGCATGGAAACAAACATTGCTGCAAACATAGTAAGAAACTCTGAATTATTTAACCGTGAAGTAAATGCTTTGAAGATAAAAGAAAATGCTGGAGAGGGTGCAGCAATGCACTACAAGAGTCTCAATCAATTAACAGACCAAATGAATCTTGCTAAGAAGTATAATACTGGACCAGACTATGCAAAAAAGCAGGCAGAGCAGTTGGCAGCAAACAAGGCTGCAGCAGCAAAGAAGGCAGCAGATGAAGCAACACTAAAGAAGTTTGGCGGAAACCAGATAGCAGCATCACAGTTTGGTAACTGGCCAGTTAAAAGAGCAATGGGCGGAATAATTCCTAAGCGCTTTGCGCTTGGTGGTTTTGCAAAGGGAACAGATACAGTACCAGCAATGCTAACCCCAGGAGAATTTATTATGAGCAAGTATGCCGTAGACTCCTATGGAGTAGACAATATGAGAAAGATTAATAATGGAGATTCTATTGGCGGTACAGTGTATAATAATACATATACATTAACAGTCAATGCTAAGACAGATGCAAATCCAAACGATATTGCACAAGCAGTAATGTCAACAATTAAGCGTGTTGACGACAGAAGAATTAGAGGAGTGTCACTAAATGGCCGATGAAGAGATAGACCCTAGGGTAACCTATATACGTGGTCGTAAAAAATATAACAGGCCTAGTGGTATGCTTTGGTCTGAAAACTCTGGCACACTTCAAAATGGTTTATATGTACCAAATGGGTATGAGGTCGGAGTTGATCCAGAAAGCGTTGAAGATCAAACACTTTTAGATCAGTTTATGCTTATTACAGATGACAATAGGCAGCCACTTGAATTTTCACAAGAAAGAATTGAAAAGCGTGAAAGAATGATTAATGGTCGAATGAGATCATATCATATTGCGGACAAACTTACACTCAGCACAAGTTGGAACATGATTCCTTCTAGATCTCATGCGAACGTTCCAACATTTAATACTGCTACTGGAATATCTCCATATAAGGCTTACACAACTGACGGTGGTGCAGGTGGAGCAGATATGCTTGAGTGGTATGACTCACACAAGGGATCATTTTGGGTATTCCTTGCATATGATAGAAAAGGTATTTTTAAAGGAACGCCAGATCCCTATGACCATCTTGCACAATATAACCAACTTATTGAAATGTTTATTAGTGACTTTTCATACTCTGTTGAAAAACGAGGAAGCAATTTTGACTACTGGAATGTCTCAATAAGTCTGGAAGAGGTATAATGTTTGAAGATAAAGACCTGCAAACATTTTTAGAGACTTCTTCAACGATAAGAAATAAGTCAATAATTACAGCAGAATGGAACATGAACATACCAACCAATATTAAGCATATTGGAAATTATAGGTATAGACCGACACGGTCTGACTCTATTTATTCTTCACTGCCAACCAGTTTTGATATTAATGATGCTGGTAATTTTTATACAGCAGCAACCGATGCAGACGTACTCATCGATGGAACATTTGACAACGACGACATACCAACAACATTTTTAACTAAAAAAGAAAAACTAAAAACCCTATACTCCTTAGAGGCATGCTTTGAACAGTTTAGACCAAGGTCTGGAATTAATAAGGCTGTATTTTTTAAGGACAACGGAACAAGAGTTCACCATCCAAACCTTTTCATGGCAGATAGACCAAGATATTATATGTCAGATAAAAATGATAAGTTTAAATATTGGACATCGTACAGAACAGAGGGCGGTCAAGAATACGGAATTGCATCAAATGTAAGAGGTTCTCAAAATTCTATAGAAGATGCATGTCCATTTGTTGTATACAAAGAAAAAGTTCCAGCAAATAGGGTTGTTATTAAAATGCAAACACATATTGGGACAGAAAATCTTGGACCATTTTCTTCATCAACAGGAGCATTTGCTGATCCATTCTTTGGTGATTTAAATAAAAAAGTTCCAAGCAAATGGAAGATTCAGTTTTTAAAAGAAGATAAGTGGGAAGATGTAATTTCATTTAATCCAACAATACAAAGAGCAGATGGATCACCTATAATTAAAAGTGACGGCTATGTTGAGATTGCATATGGGCTGGTTGTACCAGAAGAATGGAGAGCAAACTTTGTTTTTGCAGAAGTATACACAAGCGTATCTTTGCTTCCTGAAGAGTCTGTAATTGGATATGCGTATCTTATTAAAGAAAATGATAACGATATAGGAAAGTTTTATATTTGGGATGGAACAGACTACACAGTCATTACTCCAAGATATGGATGGTACGTTCAAGATGAGACAGTAAACAGGCTAACAAACTTTGTTGTAGATGCCACATCACCCAATGTGTTTATAAGATCTATAGATGGCAAAGCACAATATAGGGAGTTTGAGTATATCTCTGGAATAAGAGTTGTAGTAGAAACTATGAATGTAAAAGACTCTACCTTTGACCTCATAGAAATTTCCCCAAGACTAGCAATGAATGTTTCAGATAAAACTTTAGACTACTCTATAAATAAGAGCGCATCAGACCTTGGAATAAGCGGTTTACCAGTTGGACAGTTAGTTGCATCTGATGGAAATATCAATATATTTGATTATGACCAGGCATTTAATGAGAACAACTCATCAAGCATAATTGCAAAATATGTAAATAGACATATTCAGTTTAAGTTTTACGAAGTTATAGTAGATGTTGATGGGTGGGATTATTATGTACCAATGAAGACACTATACTCTGATTCATTTCCAAAGCAAGACCTTTTGGGCAAAACAGTTTCTCTTAGTTTGAGAGACATGTACTGGTATCTAGAATCAATGACTGCACCACAAATATTAATGACGGAGGTTTCGGTAAGTTCTGCCGTTTCACTTTTGTTAGATCATATTGGTTTTTCTAATTATACTTTCAGAAGAGTTGAAAATGAAAAAGAAATTATAATCCCTTATTTTTTTGTTGGTCCAGATAAGAGTGTTGCAGAAGTCCTTCAGGACATAGCAGTATCAACACAGACGGCAATGTTCTTTGATGAATATAACAATTTTGTTATGATGAGTAAAGACTATATAATGCCAACAAAAGATCAAAGGCCAACAACATTTGAGTTAAAAGGAACCAACGATTTTTTCCAAGAGAACGAAATTAAAAATAAAACTATTGCAAAAACAAAACTTGCAAATGTTATTTCTGTTTCCGCTCAGTCAAACAATGTCTACAATGATGGAGTTATTAACTATACGACTAGACACATTCAAAGATCTATTGGATCATTAAGACAGGCAAGCCTTTTAGATGAAGAAAGATTCTATACATATAAGCCTGCTCTTTTGTGGGAAGTTTCTGGGACAGAAAATACAAAATCAATTAATAATGAAGTAAACACGCAGTCTTCTTATGTGCTTAGCGCAATACCTTTAAACTCTGACCTTACAGCAGATGTTCCAGTTGTAAAAAATAACATTGTAATAAACAACACATTTAGCCTAGGAGAGGCTGCATATTGGATTACAAGATACAACGGATACTTTTACTCTCAAGGTGAAATTATTAAATATGATGCGGTTCAATATAATGTTACTGGTTTTGGAAATGTTTGGATAACATCTACAGAAGATTATCAGAACTACTTTTCTAAATTACCATTTAATGGAAAGATATACCCAACTGGTCTTGTAAGAATTTATTCGGAACCAAAATACTTTGAGCAGTCTGGAGTAATTAAACTTCAAAATGGTCCAGTTGTTAAGCATGGTCGTGGACAATTTGGAACAACCGTTGTTGCACACTCTGCTGGAATATCTGAATATTGGAAGTCTGATGATAATGTTAAAGGGTGTTATATGGTTTCAGACTATCTTTTTGAAAAAGATTTAGGGGACTTAATAGTTGAAGTAACAATTGGCCCAGGTGCTACTCAACAAGAGATAGACATCCTCAAGGCTGCTGGCAAGGTTACACCAGAAGGATATTCTTCAGATGCTCTTGCAAGAACATCTTCTAGAACTGGAATTATTAAAAACTTTATGTCAACATCAATGGTTGGTGAAATAACAACAAAGACTCAACAAATACCAGGATCTATTCAGTCTTCTGCACTATCCCTGACTGGTCCAAATTTTACAACAAAAGAAAAACCAAGAGACTTCATATCCTATGTCCATAAAACATTAAATAACAAAAAGTACAAACATTTTGGAACTAGGTTAAGAATTGTTGGAAAGATAGAGAATAATTCAGACAGAGGGCAAACGTCCAACGGATCTTCAACCTACTATGTTGTAAACGGTTCAACCCCAGACAAAAATATAAACATTGCAGGAGGCTCTGCTGGACTTGCAGTAATGCTAAACCCAAAAACAAACGTAGGATATTACTTTGAGATAGCAGCACTAGGACTTGGAAGTCTATCTGAAACAGATAGGCAAAGTGTTAGTAATGTTTTCTTTTATAAAGTAAAGTCTAATAACGGAATAGGTGTGCCAATAAGTTTGTGGGATGGAATTGCACAGATTACTGTTGACGATGGAAAGTTTACTGGTCAGTCAAGAATGTTTGCTGAAGAAAATCCAACGGTATATGATTTAGCAGTAGAGTACGAAGACATAGGAAAAACAAGAAGATTCTATCTATACATAAATGGAAGACTAATAAAGACAGTAGATGACAATGATCCACTACCAGTCTACTCTGATATGGCATTATTTACAAGAGGATCTTCAAGAGCAATGTTTGAAAATGTGTATGCCCTATGCAATAACTATTCGCAAAATACTTCATTTTCTTTGGGGGCTCCAGTTAACTCAGTATTTGGTGATACAGAGATTGACGCAAATGAGTCTTTCAGAAAATATGCAATTAGTGGTTTAATTCAAAATACGTATCTGTCTGGGATTGGTTCATCAGAGCCACCAAAGTATGATATATATTTTGAAGAATTTGGGAGCATCATGAGAGAGGCAGCAGTGTTTAATTTTAAATATGATAAAGCGTATCCAGCATTAACAGCAAAGATATCCCCAACATTCAACAAGATAAAGGGGTATGTTGTTTCTGGTTTTAGAGCAGGTTCTTATGGCGCAGAGTTTCTTATTTTTAATGCAACAGACACTGCCCTGAGTTTAGATGAAACAAGTGGAAACTATTTAAGGGTTCAGGGAATCACATTTACTCAGCAGTCAAATAATAACTTAACTGTAGATGATTATTTTAATAAAAATAGTCTTGAATCAAACCCTCAATTTGTTGCAGACAGATTGATATCAAATCCTTTTAAATTTAAAAAAGACTACCAAGATATTAAACTTAGCAGAATGACATACGGGAAAAAAGATTTTTCATTAGATACTACGTATATACAGTCACAAGACGAGGCTGCAAGTCTAATGAAGTGGCTAGTTGAAAAAACGACAAAGCCAAGAAGGTCTTTGGGGGTTAAAATATTTTCAATACCTACAATTCAACTTGGAGATATAGTAACTTTGGATTATAAAGAAAATGGTATAAGCATGGCATCGAACTCTTCAGGTAGGTTCGTTGTTTATAATATTGAGTTTTCAAGAAATTCTGATGGACCAGATATGACATTATTCTTAAGTGAGGTGATTTAATGGCAAGCCAAATTGATGGTGGCGCAGGGGCTACTGAAGCAGTTGCAGCACTTCCAAAAGCAATCGTAAAGTCAGATGATAAGTCTGTAAAGATTGCAACACCAGACCTTATTATTTTTGATGATGATGTTATGTCTATTGAAATAATGACAGACCTTATATTTGAGGATATCGGCGGCTACGAACTTGCCACAATATCTAGACACGATCTTGTTAATGGGCAAAAGGTTATTTATGCACCAATTAAAAATTTAACAGATCTATACTTACAGTATAATCCTAACAACGTTTTAAGGCTTCAGTCTTCTGACTCATACTTTAAGTCTCTGTCTTTATCTATTTTCGATCATCTTCCAGTATGTGGAACTGGATATGACTTAGTTGGAACAGACCCAGACATAACAAAAAGAACAAAGGTTCCAAACTGCAAGTCAGTATATATTGACCCAATAACTGGTGATTTGGTTATTAATTTAATCAATGTTAAAGAAAGTGAGCAGGTAGAGGTTCAGGTTTTAACAAGCGGAGACGTTTTTAATGATACAATATATGGTGGGAGTAATTAATGATAACTAATATAGGTAAAAATCTTTTAGCCAAGTATCTTGTTGGGCAAACCCAGTCATATGCCTCACATATTGCCGTTGGCTGTGGAGCCACTCCAGTGGCTTCTGATGGTGGTGTATTTGCAGACTACTCACAAAAACAGTCTTTAGATTTTGAAATGTTTCGTGTTCCAATTATATCCAGAGGATTTGTAAATGAAGACGGTATTGACAAGGTAGTACTAACAGCCGAACTACCAACAGAAGAAAGATATGAAATAACAGAGGTTGGAGTATTTTCTGCTGCATCCAATCCAGTTGCTGGATCTTTTGATAGCAGAAATATATACTCTTTTGCAGATACAGATAACTGGTTATATCAACCGATTGGTTCTGCTGCAGTAGAAATACAGTCTATATATCAGCCACTAGACGGTGAGTCTTCTAACGGAGTGATAAATCAAACTTTAAATGTTTTTGAAACAAATGCAGATAATAGAATTTTTACACAATCAGACAGAATAGCAAGAAATGAAAGATGTAGATTTTTAAACAATATAATTGCTATAGTTGGAAACGATGCTACATTAACAGCAAACTCTTCAGGCAAGTTGCAGATAGGTTCGGGATCTAAGTATATAAGACTTAACGAAACCACTGTAGACTTTTCAAAAAATAGTCCCTTAGATGAGTTAAGGTTGGCATTTTCTGTAGTTAACAAGGTTGCAAACTCTTTGACTGTTCCAGATAACGTTAAGATATTGCTGGAGTTTTCTCATGCAGGTCCGCAGTCTAGTCAAGAGTATGCAAGGTTTGAAGTTGACATTGACCATGAATCTTACTCTGCTGGAACTTCACTAGACAAAAGAAACTTGGAGTCAAACAGGTATATAGTTGTGTCAAAAGCATTTAAAGACCTAAACAAAACTGACAACTTTGACTGGAGAGAGGCAAGTGTAGCAAAGATATATGCTTGTGTAACTGAGGCTGGATCTCCTTCAGACTTATTCTATGTTTGTTTGGATGGTTTAAGATTAGAAAATATTACATCAACAAATTCTTTGTACGGTCTAACTGGATACTCTGTAATTAAAAGCATAGGGTCAAGGCCAATAATAAAATCAGCAAATACAACAAATTATATTGAGTTTAGGTTTGCTTTAGGTGTTGCATAATGGCAGACAAAGGAATTAAAAATGTTATTATCAAAAAAGAGTTGCTTGGCAAAGTAACATCCTCAAACTCAAGAGTTGTACGGTTTAGACTTGTTTCAGAAGATAAAAACAGAAAGTCTGCATACTCAAAGATATTCATTACTGGCTCAGAGGCTGTTGTAGTAGGTCAGGGAGATACCCAAAGAAATGGAAACACAATTTCAGCAACCTGGTCGTTTGGAACTGTTTCTTCACAATCAACATTTGATGTATTCGTAGGATTTGATGGAGCAGAACCCTCCTATATTGGATCCACTACAGCACAAAACTATTCTTTTTTAAAAAATGGAACACAGTCTGTAAGAGTTATAGTCCAGATATCATCAATAAATCCAAGACTCAGACCCTCTTTAGAGATATATGATTCTGAAACAGTGAGTCTGGTATAATTATAGTATGGCCATTTTACCTGTACCAGAAAGAGGACAACCTTTAGACGTAACATATATCTATCAGATTGTTAAGGCTATTAATGATTTGTCAACTCAGGTGTCTCCTTCTACATATAAGTATGTGACTGTGGACACGCCAAATGCTGGTAGGCAAAGTGTCAAGGCATCAGAGGCAAGAATTATTGGTGGATACGTACAGGTAACAACAAGCACAACACAGACTGCTGGATCTTCTCAGCCATTTTCCTATGATTTTCCAAGCGAGTTTAAGTTTGCACCAGTTGTAACAGCAACGCCAGTAAACGTTGGAAATACAGATGCTGGTAAAGATGTAACGGTTACGCTGAAAAGTGTTTCAACATCAAAAGTTGAGGGCACCGTTAAGTTCAATGCTGGAGGAGACACAAGCATTGGTATTAACCTAGTGATTATCGGAATACCAAATTAATGATTAAATGTCAAAAGTGTAATGGAAGAATGTTTATAGATCGACAGTATACAGAAATAAATAATCTAGAACTATACTGCATTCTTTGCGGACAAAGAAAGTTTTTTCATCCACCTAGCAATTCTCAGGAGGGCCTATGGCTACTAAAAAAGGAACAATTGAGAGCGAAAAGTACAATGAGTCACCTGTAATTTCGGGTAACAAGAAGGTTTGGTTTCTTAACGGAGACCTAGTCAGAATTCATCACTATAATCACTCTAACGGAATCATGTCTGTTTATAATATAAACAAAGACCAGATTGAAAGTTGTTTAATTAGTGAGTTTAAAAATAAAAGAGAACGAGCATACACAGTAGGTCAAACCGCTGAGTTGGTTAATCGTCATAAAAAATATATGCCGTCATTAATGAAACGAGGAGTCATTCCATTTCCTACTGGGTCACAAAAGGGTGGTGCAAGAGGATTTCAGGTAAGATCATATTACTCAGAATCACAGGTAAGAGAGATTCGTGATATACTTGCTACACACCATATCGGTAGACCAAGAAAAGATAAGTTAGTTACAAATGATATTACCCCTAGCAAGCAAGAGTTGACACGAAGAATGGGTGATGGTATACTTACTTATAGAAGAACTGAAGATGGAAGATTTGTTCCAATTTGGAATGAATCCATTTAACGAAGGGTATAAAATGTCAGACAGCAATTACGTAGTAACGAATGAACCAACAAAGGTATCTGTAACACTTGGATACACATTAAATCTAGGAAACTTTCAATCATTAAGGCTTGATCTTGGTGTTGTTGATAGTTCACGCAATGGAGAAACAGTAGACCAATCTTTTGAGCGTGTATACAAGTTTGTTGAAGACAAACTAACTGCAAAGATTTTAGAAGCCCAGTCTGAGGCTGCTGAAGGATAATGGCAGAACGCAAAGACCGCATGGCTTTGCTTTCAAGATACAGCAAGTATCATACCGCAAGGTACGAATCAAAGCCATCCCTTAACCTAAATGTAGAGCAGTGGGCTTCAGATGCCCTTGTAGAATCATACACTCTACCAGGATGCTACGATATACTTGAGTATTACTTTTCAGTTGCAGAGAATCCTTCGTGGAACTACTTTGCATACAACGCAGAAAAAATATTGCAGGCACAAAAAGATAAAAATCGTGATGATGAAGAAAGAGCAGAGCGCAGACGAATGGCAAAGGAGTGGTTAAGTGAATAATACAGAGGCAAAACTACTTACGGCTGTTTTAAAAGATAAACAAATCCATGTTCTTCTTCAAGCAAATGTTGATAATCTTCTGAGAACCCACGGAGACATTTGGAACTTTGTTAGACTTTACTTTGAAAATAATTCAGTTCTTCCACCAGCAGAATTAGTGACTGAAAAGTTTAGAGACTTTGAGCCAGCAGCAGGTGTTGGTGCAACAAAGCATCATCTTGAAGAGTTGCAGGGCGAGTATCTTACAGATAGCCTAAAAGATATAATCAGGTCTGCAGCATCTGAGATTCAAAACAATAATGGAACTGGTGCTCTTAATGATTTAATTACAAAGACATCAGAACTAAAAAAGAATACTGCTGCTATTCGTGACATTGATGTGACAGATCTTGAGTCTGCTATTGCATACTTTGAAAATGTTAAAAAGCAACAAGCATTAGGCTTGTCTGGAATTAAAACAGGTTTACCAGGGTTTGATAACTATCTTCCTTCAGGAATTATGCCAGGCCAACTTGGCGTGTTCCTTGCTTACCCAGGAATTGGAAAGTCTTGGCTTGCACTATACTTTGCAGTTCAGGCTTGGAAGCAAGGCAAGTCCCCAATGGTAATTTCGCTTGAGATGTCTGAGACCGAAGTTCGTAATCGTGTGTTTACAATTATGGGAGAAGGTCGTTGGTCACACCGCAAGATTAGTAATGGTGAGATTGAGATTGACATGTTAAAGGATTGGCATGCAAAGAATCTTGCAGGCAAGCCAGAGTTTCATATCATATCAAACGATCAGGGCGGAGAGATCAACCCTTCAGTTCTTCGTGGAAAGATTGATCAATACAAGCCTGACTTTGTAATTGTTGACTATTTACAATTGATGGCTCCTAACCAGAAGTCAGATAACGAAACGGTACGAATGAAGAACCTTTCACGAGAACTTAAACTGATGGCTATCGGTGAAGAGGTTCCTATTATTGCTATCTCATCTGCTACACCAGACGATGTTAATGACCTGTCTACAGTTCCTACGCTGGGTCAAACAGCCTGGTCTAGACAGATTGCTTATGATGCTGACTGGGTACTTGCACTAGGCCGTGGTACCAATAGCGATATCATTGAGTGTGCATTTAGAAAGAACCGTAATGGATTTATGGGAGACTTTTTAGTACAGTGCGACTTTGACAAGGGATACTATAGATATAAAGACTTTGAAGATAAGTAGTTATAATATGGTATGTCTGAAATCAAGAAGAACTTGCCACCAACCTTCTACCATCACAAGCCTATTAAGAGGTTTTACATTGATGGAGTAATTCATGACGACTCAATGATTGGAAGACTCAAAGAAGAGTATATCCGACTATTGATATCAGAAATGAAATTAAGTGGATATGTTCCAAGAATTGATCTTGACCCAGATTTCACCATAAGGTATAATGATATAAAGAACTTTTACGAATTTGAATTATCAGTACAGGCAGTCTACGCAGGGAAGAGGAAAAGCGAATGGATAGCAGGAATAGACGGAACAACTCCAATCTTTATTCCGCAGAACAAGTCAAGCGAGTCCTTACAGGATCGGGTATTACCGTAGAGTCTGAAC